TTTTTAATATTGCTTCCCAATTAGGGAGATCTGAATTCTTTAATACTTCTTCAGCATCAATTAATCCCCTATCGAATAGCTGTAATAACTTAGCTTCTTTTTCGGCTCGAGCAAATGGTAAGCCTGATCCAGTTTGTACTCTAACATCAAAATTTCTAATGATGTCAAAACGCATTTGCTCACCTTCGTTAACTCTCCCTTTTGCATCTTCAGTAAATGGAACTACAATCATATCTCTTTGCTTTAAAGTTCCATCATCATCCTTTTCAATGTCTATTGATACTTTAAAATATTTCGTTGCTGATTGTTCATTAGTTAATCTAATGACCCTAGGAGCTGTATAAAATTGAAATGCTCTAGATAGATAATGTTGTCCTACTTTTTGGAGAGTCATGTCCAAATTCCTAGACTTTTGTCTGATCCTTTGCTGTGACGCATCTTGTAGTTGCCCAATTGCTGAAGCTGCACTAACACCACCAGGAGCGGCTCCTCTAGATACTTCATTAATACCTGACAGATCATCAAACCAAAGCTTAACCCTATCTATCAACTGAAGAACATAAGGTTGTAATTGAGTACCTGACTCTCTTCTTACTTCACTACCTGGAGTTTTTTCGACAATGAGACCTGGAGAATTAAACAGGTTAGTCGCATCTATTCCTGAATTAGTGTCCAAAATCCATATTGGATTACCCATTAGAGTAAGTGTATCCAAAGCAAATGATACCATTTTGTTAAAAATTATCTGAGGCCCCTTAAGCTGTTCAACTTCAGATTCTCCCCAAAATTCTCTTGGCAATACATAATTCAAAAGTTTCTCATATGGAAATTCTCCATCATCAAATGGATTAGGACCATTCTGAAGAACTACACCATTAGCAATAACTACTCTTTTCCCTTTCGGGTTTTCAATCTTAGTCACCTCAACTTCTTCCTCGCCTTCTTCCTCGCCTTCCTCACCTTCCTTCTTAGTCTTTTCGGTAACAGTTTTATCATCCTTAAACCAAGCATAAAGAACCAATGCCATATCACTTGAGTCAGTTGATTGAAGAGCATTACTTTCAAATGAAACTACATTTTCAGTAGGGGATTTAAATCTAATCTTACTAACATCAACCTTAGCTTCTTTGGCAAAATCATCAATATCAGACTTTACGAATTTACCCTTTGTTGGCCATAGCCTTTTGATTTTAGTTAAACTCATTGGTTTAGCTTCAATAAAGTACCGATTATCAACATTTACATCCATTGCTTCTGGATCAGGATAGCAATACAGTGGCTCTTTACTCTCAAAAGTAATACTTCCAAGTCCATCTCTAGCTTCTGGATCATAACCAGTATGTGAGAATGCAGTTCCATAGATATGAGAATCATATAACATTTCAACTATAGTCATTAACCAATTGTTTCGGTCCCAATCGTCTTTAGCCAATTCATTCAGAATGCTAACTACTTCAAAATCTTCTGCACCTTGAGGTAAAAATTCAAACTTAGGCTTCTTATCAGTCATGATCGGAATTACTGCCTGGATATTCTGGAAGATCATATTGAAGACTTCGGAATGTCTGTAAGGCGGTCTCTCTTCCTTCCACTGATTGCCTCTAAACATTTGATAGTTATCCATCCAGTGCTTATCGTATTTTTCACGATGCTTCTTAGACTTTTCAAGCATCTTGTTGACCTTTTTGAGAAGTGCTTCTTCTGCAGTAGTAGGTCTGTATTCTTTGTTATCATCAGGAGATGTTTTTACATCTCTAGGTTCATGTTCTTCCATGTTTGCCATCTATATCTCCTCTAATGCGTTTGCCCATCTCTTTTCAAATTTCTCTTCTTTAACCTTCTCAGAATTTGCATGCATCTTTGAAGGCACCTCATTGCCGACTTCAATTAGACCACGTTTGTCTACTTCATACTGTAATTGTCTCTTATTATTTATGACCATCCCTAAACCATGATTATATTCTGCTTTAGTATTATCAATGCAAATCTGCGGAATAGTAAATACTCTTTGAGCAATTTCTCCACAACTACATTTTTCTTCTGTTCTATGATCTGAAGAAGGCTTGCATACATCAAAGTTCTTTTTGCAGTTGTTGCATTTGTATAAATAAATCACGAAAACCTCTCATATTGCTGTGACCTTTTTCTTTTAACTCTAGCTATCCTTTGGTTAGGATTAAGACTTATAGGTGTATTATTACCTTCAGAATTATTTGTTGGTTGTCTCATATTGATCAAGTCTCTAGTTCCCATTGACAGGTATCGCAATGCGTCCATAGAGTTATGGACTAGAACACCATTTGCAAAAAACTCATGCTTGTTTTCAACTTCTATGTCGTATACCCTGACATTTTGTTGAGCATGTAATTTGGTTGTTGTATTTACTAGATGAAAAAACTTTTTTGCAAACAGGGCATTTATTTTCAACATGGTCAGCTTTTTCATTTCTTCTATTTTGTGCCCTACATTTATTTGAACAAAACCTGCTCCTGGCTGGACATTTTGTTTGATATTTAACGCTACATATTTCACATTTCTTTTCAACTTCTTTGATTTTGCCAAGAGATTCTTTGTAATGCTCCTTATGCCATTTATCGCCTTCTTTAGATGCATGCCAAACCTTAGCTTTTTCTTGCATCTCAAGAAGTTGTATTTTTCTCTTTTCCTTGAATTCTTCATCTTGGTGCATTTTTTTAGAATGCTCTGATACATGATCGTGTCCATTAACCATTTCAAGATTTTCGATTCGATTATCACCCTTGTCACCATTGATATGGTGTATGTGAAAACCTTTTTTGACAGGTCCATTGTGATGAACCCAAACATCTCTATGCATATAGGCAGTAATCTTTTTAAAATAATCCCTATCAGAAATGTTGCAGGAGTCAGGATATCTATAATAAGTTTTGCCATTAAAGATTGATTCAACTCTAATGTTTTGTGAAACTCCTGAAGGTCTACCGACCTTACCCAACCGCTTGTTGTCCATATAATATGCTCCTCAGTACATAGTAATTTGTTATTGACTAACATAACCGAGCGCATCCCATTATCAAAGTTATTTAATACTTTTTTATAGCCTTCTCTTGTAAGTACAGAATCTCCAACCTTTACATTCTCTATAGAGATTAGCCCCCTACTAGTTGTTATTTTTGTACCTTCAGCAAGGCAGTGGTTATTCTGATCGACTGGCTTTTGTGGTTTAGCATTTTGATCAGGCAATAAATTTTGAGGCTCAGGCCAGTGATACATGTTGTATTCATCTTGAGTTTGTGGGCATGCACCTTTTATCAGTTTGAACCTACCTTCTTTTAACATTTGATAGTGAACTCCTATCCCTTGTAAAATGTCATTTTCTGCTTTGATTGCATTGATCCCTTGCCCTTGAAATGAAGCGATATAACCAGGTTGAGATGGATCACAAAAGAATATTTGGATATTGTAGGTATCTCTTAGGTTTTTGGCAATTCTTAACATGTCTGGATAAGTTTGTGATGCCTTATAGAATTCATTTACTAAGAAACAATCACCATTTGGAGTTACTGCCATGACTAGAATAACAAATGGATCAGTGAAACCCCAATCTACTCCAGCATAATACTTGATACCTTCAGTATGAATAAAGTGAGGGAAAACATGTTCTTCTTCATCAAAGCAATAAACCAAACCCTGCATTTGCTCAAAACTTCCATCATACATTGCCTTGAACATTCGTGGGTCCATGGTCTTTTTTCTTTTATGATAGACAGCTTCATTAAAGTATGGGTTATCAACTGACCTGGCACCAATTAATTTAACATCAGGTCTTTTACCTGCAAGATGAGGCTTGGCAAGATCTGAATACAGCCAGTTTAATGAATATGGTGATGTTGTTAAATGAATACGACCATTAGCAAATGCAGCTCTACCCTCTAAATTTTCCCAAAAATACTTAGTGTATTTTCCAGCTTCATCCCCCCAAACAGCTCTAACCCTGGTGATCCCAACAACACTATCCGGCTCAGTTCCTGACCTTAGGAATATAGTCCCACCACCATTAATTTTGAACTCATAATTAGATTGGTTAAGCTTGCCCATGCATCCAAACAAACTCATAAATGCAGGTAAGCATGACTGTCTCATGATCTTATAAGTTGGGGCTGCAACTATGAAGTTATCTTTTTTGCTAGTGTATTTGTGGCATAATCTTCTTAACCATAACGCACCTGAAAAAGTATTATGAGTTACTATCTGATTCTGAATTATAAATGATTTTGTTTTTGATTCTACCGCAAAACAAATAGTCTCATGCTTGCCACATTTTTCAATTGATTTGAGTTGTTTGTTTGTAGTGTGTTTGTGCGGCTTATAGTTAACAGCTTTTACTTTTGTCCAAAAAGGATTGAAGAAAGGCATTATTATGTTTATGCAATATGATGTTCTACCATCTAGCTTCTCTCCTTTATAAGTGTATTTAGGACTTCTTACTCTTGCCCATGCCTTACCACCAAGGCTTTCAACTAACCAAATGACATCCTTTGATAATTGTAATGAAGTTGTATCATATTCAATCTTCTTGCCTGCACCAACTCCACCAGTACCATCACCATCCATCATACCTCTAAGCAAGTCTAGTCTTTGAGGTATTGACGAATACTTGTATTCATTTGGGATAAATTTTGTGTAACTTAATTTGTCCCTTAGGTTTAATCCAGATAGCTCATTCTTAAATCTATTAATGTTGCTCTTTATATTATCTTTTACTCTACGCTCCTTCTTCTGATCCCCCTTACCAGTTGTCACTTCTAGACAGCTAGGTAACTCGCTCGATACCCTAGCTACCACATCAATATCTAGAGTAGTAAACCTAGAGCTTGCCATGTGACCATTAGCCAGGAAAGTTCCCATAATATATGGAGAGATAAAAAACTCTTTAGCTTCCATATCAATAGGTTTAACTGAAGGGATTGAAGGTTTATTAGTAGACTTCCACCATCTCTTTTCAAATAACTCTTTAGTGGTTAAAACATGCTCAAATCTATTGTGCGGATCTCTGACTATATTTAAGTGATTTTCATCCACCACGATTATTTCATTTCTAGTGGTAGTTATCTTATAGCAATCTCTCAGACCTTGAGGATATATACCGATTATTTTAGTTTGCTTGCCATCACGGTCAAAGAGAATATCATCTAGGGTTATATCCTCTATTTTGAGATAACCACCAGGAGTTAATACTTCAGTTCCAATTTTTAACGCCTTGCCCCATTGAATTCCTGTAACCGTAGCAGTAATATCGGCATCTGAAAAAATAGCTTCTTCTTGCTTAATTGAATGAGGTGTAATTTGCATAGATCTCTCTAAAAAACTATGAAAGTTCTCTTAATACAATACCGCCATTACAGGATAAACCATTAGTTAAAGGCTTAACCGCTAAAACATTAGTATCGCCCATATGATAACCCCTTCCTTGAGTCTAGTTAAATGTTCTATAAGTTTTTCCTGTCTTAGAATCATAGACTCTTTTACATTTATAGGCTAACTCGTTTTGTCCATCAACATCATAATCAATAGAATCATTTTTCCACAAATATGCATCGGCAAGTTCTTTCATTTGCATAGTGTCAATACTATGTCGAGTGTCAGGTTTGTTTTTTATTTGGAATGGATTGAAATGAATTTCTAGAACATCTATAGATTGTAATAATACTGGGTCACCAACTAAATGATATACACCACCCATATGATCACTAATGCCAACCCCAGTCTCAAGCCCACAATACCTATCTTTTAGGTATCTAAAGTTTGGAAGCTTTGGATCAACTGCAGGATACTTGACCACAGAATGAAGGTACACTCTAGGTCTTTTTTTGAAGTAATAATCAATTCTATCTATTTGGCCAATTATTAAAGAACCAACACTGATGATTGGCGTTTTGTCAAAAGTAGATACCTTACAAGCAAAATTTAAATCATCAGCTTCAATTGATGCAATTTTGTAATAATCTACATAACTATATATATCTTTAAAATGATCTTCATTAAAAACTGAGCAAATAAAGTCAAGCCCAACCATGTGAGCCTTTTTGCTTAATTCTGGTATCCATTGGAAGTCAATAAAGTTTTTATCAAATTCGTAAGCCTCATCGGATGGATGCTTTTGGTTGAACATTGTTTCCCAGGTAGCATACTGAAATTTAACAGCACTTAATCCAAGATCAGCACAAACTTCTATAGCATTCAAGCAATCCTTGAAAGTGTTAAAACATGAGCCAATTTCTGCTATTAAATATGGGAATTTCATTCTTCTTCTTCTCCAAAACTTAACACTATTTCACTTCCATCAGTTCGTTTGATAGTTAGTGGCTTTCGCTTATCTTCAATTTCTGTAATTTGCCTTGCCTTACCGATTGCCATTT